ATGAGCAAGATCGAGCTCGGCGGAGGCCGGCCCAGGATCTCCGTCTACGTCAACGACGACAACGACCTCAGCATCTTCCAAGACACCTTCGCCCGCGAAGGCGACGCGACGATCGTCCGCGTGCCTCTCGACCACGTCCTGAACCTCTGCCGCGCCATGCTCCGGCAGGCTGGCCTCGAGCATCATCTAAAGCCGGTGCCGCCCACCCGCGCCGCTCCTATTGAGATGGGGGTCGTTCTGCCGTTCAGGAGGCGGCAGGCATGAGCACGCCCATCGCAAGCCTTATCCGAATGATGGCGGAGGCTGGAGCGCCGGCCGAAGCGATCGCGATCGCCGTCGAAGCGATCGAAGGCGCGCGGGAGCACGTCGCAGACGAGTTCCGAGCCCAACAGAACAAGAAGTCGGCCGCGGCCGAACGCACGAGGCGCTGGCGCGAGCGCCGTAACACCGGTGACGCGTCAACGGTGACGGTGGAAACGTCACGCGAGACGTCACATAGCGTCACCGGTGACGTCACATCCTCCCTTCCCCCTGAGGAAAGGTCCCCCGAACCCCCTAAAACTCAAACCCCCTTCCTTCCTCCCCAAAAACCCCCTTCGGGGGCAAAAAGGGGTTCCTCCTCCCCCAATCGCGGCAGCCGTCTTCCTTCCGACTGGAAGCCAAGCGAGGTCGATCGAGCCTTCGCCGCCAACCTCGGAGCCACTTCCGCCGAGATCGAGCGGACAGCGGCGAGCTTCCGGGATTTCTGGGTGGCCAAGGCCGGCAGGGACGCGGTGAAGGCCGACTGGCCGGCGACCTGGCGAAACTGGTGCCGTCGGGAGGCCGAAGGCGGGCGCTTCACCGGCCGGCCGCGAGCATCGTCGGGACCAGCGCCAAGCTCGCAGCCCGTGAGTGATCAGCGCTGGCGAGAAAGGCTGCTTTGGGCGAAGGAGCGGGATGACTGGCGGCGCGAGTGGGGCCCGATGCCGCCGGAAAACGGCAGCCTCGTCCCCGCGCATCTCGTCGATGAGCGGCTGGCAGCGCTGTTCAACGAACTCCGCCAACAGTATTCCGCGCAAAGCCGGGCGGGCTAGTCGTCCTAGTTGAAAACAAACAGTGCGCATCCGCCGCCGTACGAAGCGATCTTTACCATATCATCTGTGGTTTTAGATGTGCCGTCGATTATGATATGGCTGCCTTTTCCCTTGGCGTACGACGCGATCTTCACGAGAGCGTCTGTCGTGAGGCGATGATTTCTCAAGTCGAGGCCGCCCCCATACGATGCAATCTTCACCAGATCGTCCACACTCTTCATCTGTTCCTCCACCGCTTTGAAGCTTGTTGCTTCACTTCATGCGCCTATCCGCGCCCATCCATCGCTCGCGCGTGAGGACTGAGCGCCGGCATCATGGCGCATGCTTCAGGATGCACGCGAGCGGATTGAACCGCAGCCCCGGCTTTGTCCGGCGGAGAAGGCGCGCCTCGTCGCCGCCGCGACCGAAGTCGGCCAGCGCATCGGCGCGCAGACGCACAAGCTCCGAGCGGATCTGAAGGAAGCGATCGGCCGCGAGCCGACCTTCGCGGACATGATGGGCTTCTGCCTCGTCGTTATGACCGACGCGATGAACACGATCGCCGTAGGGGTGATCGCGCTCGGTGGGACCGACGAGGATGCGGAAGACGTCTGCCTTGCGGTGCAGGACGGCATTAGCAGCGCCGTCGGAGGTACGCTCCATTGAGCCGCCCGACCGCACGGAAGAGAGGATACGGCGCGAAGTGGGAGCGAGCCCGCCTCGGCTTCCTGCGTGACCATCCGTTCTGCGTCGCCTGCGCCTCGGAGAACCGTCGCCGCCTCGCGACCGTCGTCGACCACAAGCGCCCGCATCGTGGCGATCAACGTCTGTTCTGGGACCCGGGCAACTGGCAGGCCCTCTGCGCCGAGCATCACGACCGCGACAAGCAGCAGGCGGAGACCTGGGGCTACAGCAATCGCGTCGGGCCGGACGGCCTCCCGACCGACCCGAGACACCCGTTCAATCGAGGCGAGCCGACGGTCGAAGACGTGTTCCCGCCGCAGGGCCGGGGGGTCTCAAAGTCCGGGCGGTTGGGGGCCGGACCGGCATGGGCCCATGAGACAGAATTAGTTTCAGCTCGGGAGCGCCGCTGATGGGCGCCCGCGGACCCGGCGCTCAGGCGCGCAGGATCGCAGCGGCGCAGCTTCCGGCGCGTCGTCGAGCTCTGCCGTGGTCGCGGAAGGGCCTCTCGCGCGTCGAGCGCGTCGTCGCCTTCCTCGAGTTTCTGCCAATCACGAAGGGGCCCTTGGCGGGCCGCCGGATGAAGCTGCTCCTCGAGCAGCGAGAGTTCGTCGAGCGCGTCTATGGCGATCTCGACGCCAAGGGGCTGCGCCGCCGCCGGATCGGCGTGAAGAGCGAGCCGAAGGGCAACGGGAAGTCCGGCCTCTGCGCCGGCCTGGCGCTCTGCCACCTACTCGGGCCTGAGAGTGAGCCGCGCGGCGAGGTCTATTCGGCGGCCGTCGATCGCAATCAGGCCGGTCTGATCTTCCGGGAATGCGAAGCGATCATCCTGCAGGTGCCGGAGTTCGCCGCCCGCGTGAACGTCGTGCGCTTCCACAAGCGAATCGAGGTCCTCGACGGCGACGGCAAGGGCTCGACCTACGAGGCGATGTCGGCGGACGCTCGCTCGGCTCACGGGCTCGCGCCGAGCCTCTTCGTCTATGACGAGCTCGCGCAGGCTCCGAACCGCGAGCTGCTGGACGCGCTGATCAACGGCCTGGGTAAGCGCAAGGAAGCGCTCGGCCTGATCATCTCGACCCAGGCGCCGAGCGACGATCATCCGCTCTCGCAGATCATCGACGACGGCCTGACGGGGGCCGACCCGTCGATCTTCGTACAGCTCCTCGCGGCGCCAGCGGACGCAGACCCGTTCGCGGAGGAGACGTGGAAGGCCTGCAATCCGGCGCTCGGCAAGTATCTGTCGCTGGCGGAGATGCGGCAGGCCGCCTGGCGCGCGCGGCGCATCCCAGCTTTCGAGGCGGGCTTCCGCAACCTGCGCCTCAATCAGCGCGTCGACGCCAACGAGGAGGAACGGGTCGTGACGCTTCCCGTCTGGAAGCGCGGCGACCATCCCGTCGACCGCGAGCGGCTGAAGGGCCGCCTCTGCTTCGCTGGCCTCGACCTCTCGGGCAAGCACGACCTCACGGCCGCAGTCTTTGTGTTTCCGAGCGACGAATCGGCGCCGGTTTACGACGTCGTGCCGCTGTTCTGGACGCCCGAAGATCAGCTGGCGCAGCGCAAGCCGGCCGAGCAGGAACGCTTCCGCCTCTGGATCGAGCAGGGCCTCATGATCACGACGCCCGGTCCGACGGTCCGCTACGACTTCGTCGCGGCGCAGATCGCGGCCTTCGCGGCCGAGCACGACCTCCAGGCGATCGCCTATGACCGCTGGCGGATCGAGGATCTGAAGGCCGATCTCGCGAAGATCGACGCTCACTTCCCCGTCCCGCTCGAGGAGTTCGGGCAGGGCTATCAGAGCATGTCGCCGGCGATCGAGTGGTTCGCCGAGCTCGCATTGACCGGGCGGCTCCGCCACGGCGGCCATCCCGTACTCACGGCCGCTGTCTCGAATGCGATCACCGTTCCGGATCCGGCCGGCAATCTCAAGATCGAGAAGGGAAAGTCGAACCGCCGCGGTCCCGTTCGGATCGACGGCGCCGTGGCGCTGATCATGGCGCTGTCGATCGCCAAGCGATTCGAGAGCGAGCCGCGCGGCAACGTCGACGACTTCCTCGCGAACATGGTGTTCGCCTGATGGCCGGCGCGTTCGGGACATTCCTGCGCAACTTCACCCTCCGCGAGCGGAAGGTGTGGCTGTCATTCTTCGGCCGGGAGACTTGGGCGGGCAGGGCGGTTACGCCGGCGACTGCGATGGAGGTCGCAGCGTTCTGGGCCTGCGTCCGGCTGCTCGCGCAGACCATCGCGACGCTGCCGCTGGGCGTCTATCAGCGCCGTCCCGATGGCGGCCGGATCCTCGCTAGCGAACATGCGCTGTACGCGCTGCTCCACGATACGCCGAACGCCGACCAGACGGCGTGCGAGTTCTGGGAAGGCGTCGTCGCCTGCATCTGCCTCTGGGGCAATGCCTTCGTCGAGAAGTCGCTCTCCGGCGGCCGGTTGGTCGCGCTGACGCTGCTCCGGCCGGACCTGATGCAGGTCGACCGTCGAGAGGATGGCTCGCTCCGCTACCGTTACAGCGATCCGAGCGGCGCGATTGAATACGACGAAGGCGAGCTGATGCACGTCCGCGGCTTCGGCGTCGGCGGCGACCTGGGGCTCTCAGTCCTCGCGCACGCCCGGCAGACGATCTCCTCGACGATCGCGACCGACGAGGCCGCGGCGCGCACCTTCGCCAACGGCATGAGGCCGGGCGGCTTCTTCACCTACGAAAAGGGATCGCTGACGCCGGAGCAGCGCGAACAGGCGCGCAAGGCGCTGATCGAACCCATGCAGGGCGTCGAGAACGCCGGGCGCATCGGTCTCCTCGAGGCCGGCGGTGGCTTCAAGTGGCAGGAGGTCGTGATCCCGCCGGCGGACGCCGAGCTGCTCGCTTCCCGCCGGTGGCACGTCGAAGAGGTCGCGCGCTGGTTCGGCATCCCGCCGATCCTCATCGGTCACGCCTCCGAAGGCCAGACGATGTGGGGCTCCGGCGTCGAGCAGATCATGCTCGGCTGGCTGACCCTCGGGCTGCGCCCCTACCTCACGCGTATCGAGCAGGCGGTGAAACGCTCGCTGATCGCGCCGGCCGATCGCGCCACGCTCTACGCCGAGTTCGCCGTCGAGGGTCTGCTCCGCGCCGACAGCGCGGGCCGCGCCGAGTTCGCGTCGAAGATGATCCAGAACGCCGGCATGACGCCGAACGAGTGGCGCGCCAAGGAGAACATGCCGCCGATCGAGGGCGGCGATCAGCTCTTCATCAACTCGACGCTCGTCCCGCTCGCGATGGCCGGCCAGCGGCCGGGTCGCGTCCAGCCGGCGCCCGGCGAACCCATTCCGGAGGACGTGTGATGGCGCTTTCGCTCAAGACCCGCGACCTCGGCTTTCTGTGAAGGAGATCCGGCCGAATGGCGTGTTCTCCGGCTATGCCTCGCTCTGGGGCGCGGTTGACACCTATCGCGAGCGCGTCGAGCGCGGCGCGTTCGGCGAGAGCCTTGCGGCCGCGGCGGAGAAGAACCGAGCGCTCCCGATCCTCTGGCAGCATCGCACCGCCGAACCGATCGGCGTCTGGACGAAGCTCGAGGAAGACGAACGAGGCCTCTACGGCGAAGGCGAGCTCTGGCTCGACGAGGCGCCCTATGCCCGCGTCGCGCACAAAGGCATGGGGGCGCGTTGCGTCACCGGACTGTCGATCGGCTACTTCGTCCAGGACGACGCCTTTGACGAGAAAGAGCGGGTCCGCACGCTGAAGAAGCTGGACCTCCGCGAGGTGTCGATCGTGACCGACCCCGCGCTTGAGGAGGCGCGCGTCGACACTGTCAAAGCCAAGCTCGCCGCCGGCGAGCGCATCAGCGAACGAGAATTTGCGCGGGTCCTGCGGGAGCGGGGCTTTTCGCGAACAGCGGCCGACGAGATCGCCGTCGTCGGCTTCAAGGAATGGTCGCGTCGGGAGACGGGGACCGTGACGGCGAACAGCCCGGCCGGCTTGGGCGACCTCGCGAAGGCGCTCGGCGGCCTCTCCCTCCCGAAGATTGGAGCATGACAATGAACGCGATCATTCACCCCCGCCTTTTCAACGACGGACCGATTGAATTTGGCCGCAAGGATGGCGGCCAGCACAGCGCCGGCGGCGCGGCCGACGACAATCTCGAGCTCAAGAGCGTCATTGAGGCGATCGGCCAGCGCGACCGCGAGATGGTCGACTTCGCCAAGAAGGCTGACGCCGAGATCAAGGCGACCGGCCAGATGGCGACGGAAACCAAGTCGGCGCTCGAAAAGCTGGCGACCGACGCCTCCGGCCAGCAGGCCCGGCTCATGGAGCTCGAGCAGAAGCTCGCGCGCCGCGGCGGCATGCAGGGCGCCGAGGCGATGCCCTCGCTCGGCGAGCAGCTCTCCGGCAGCGAAGACTTCAAGGCGCTTCAGCTCCGCGGCAAGGGGCGCGCCGTCCTCAAGGTGAAGGCGGTGACGTCCGTCACGTCGGCGACCGCCGGCACGGGCGGCGTCGGCGCTGCCGTCCAGCGCACTCGCCTGCCGGGCGTCATTGCGCCCCCGGACCGGCCAATGACGATCCGTGACCTGCTGATGCCCGGCCGGACCGACTCGAACGCGGTGGAGTACGTACGGGAGACCGGCTTCCAGAACATGGCGGCGCCGGTCGCCGAGGGCGATCTGAAGCCGCAGAGCGACCTCTCCTTCGACCTGCAGACAACGCCGGTTCGCACGCTCGCGCACTGGGTCCTCGCGTCCAAGCAGGTGCTCTCCGACATCCCGCAGCTTCAGAGCTACGTCGATCAGCGCCTTCGGTACGGCCTGACCTACGTCGAGGAAATGCAGCTCCTCGCCGGCAACGGCGCGGGCCAAAACCTCAACGGGCTCATTCCCCAGGCGACCGCGTATGGGTTCGCTGCTTACTCGAAGGTCGCCGACACAAAGATCGACCGGCTGCGGCGCGCCATGCTGCAGATGCGGATCGCGGAGTATCGGGCGAGCGCGATCGTCATGAACCCGATCGACTGGACCGACATCGTCCTGACGAAGGACTCGATCGGCCAGTACCTCTGGTCCGACCCGACCGTGAACAACGGCCAGAACCTCTGGGGCCTCCCGGTCGTCGACACGAACGCGATGGCGACGGGCAAGTTCTTGGTCGGCGCCTTCAACATGGCGGCGCAGATCTTCGACCGCGAGGACGCCAGCGTCGAGGTGTCGACGGAGGACAGCGACAACTTCCGCCGCAACATGGTGACGATCCTCGGCGAGGAGCGCCTCGCGCTCGCGGTCTTCCGACCGCAGAGCTTCGTGTACGGCAACCTCGTCGACGGCAACGCGAGCTGACCGGCGTCGGACCATCGGAGGTCCGGCTCCGGCCGGACCTCTTCACCCTCGAGGAGACCTCAATGTCGAAAGCGAAGATCCTGAAGCCATTCCTCCGCAACGCCGCGGACGGGATGGTGCATCCGGGCGATCCGGACCTCGACGTCACCGACGCCGAGCATGACGAGCTCGCGGTGCTCGGCCACGTCGAGCCGCGGAAGCGAGACGCCAAGGTCGCGCCGGCCGCGGACAACAAGATGAAGCCGGCGCCGGCGAGCAAGGCGGGGGCCTGAAGGCCATGCTGACCGTCGTCACACCCGCGGCCTCAAATCTGCTGACGACGGTGGAGCGGGCGCGTTCGCTGCTTGGCCTCGGCGCCGACGTCGGCACGGCGACAGCGCTTGGCCGACATATTGCGACGGCGTCGCGCGTGATCGCCGACTACTGCCGGCGGCCGTTCGGCGTCGAGACGCTGAAGCAGTGGGGGGAGGGCGACGTCCTCAACGGCATCGCCTTCGCCCGCACTCCTGTGCGCTCGATTGCCAGCGTTTCGATCGGAAACGCCGATCTCGGGCCGGACGAATACGCGATCGACACAGCCTCGGGTTCGCTGCTGCGGATCGGGGAACACGACGTCGTGCTCTGCTGGTGGACGGCCCCGACGATCATCTACGACGCGGGCTACCAGCTCCCGACCGACAGTGACGCCGGCGACCTGCCCGAGCCCGTCGAGCGCGCCGCGATCATCCTCGCAGGAACCTACCTCGCCGGCGCCGGTCGCGACCCGCTGCTGAAGAGCGAGGACATCGACGGCGTGGCCTCGGCGTCCTGGTACGTGCCCGGCGCGGCCGACCAGGTGCTTGTTCCGGAGGTGGCGCAGCTCCTCGCGCCTTATCGGACGTTCTGGCCATGAGAACGCGGCGATCCCGCCTCAGTAGACAAGCCTCGGGCGCGACGCGTGGCGCGGATCCGCCCGCGGAGAGTGTCGCGGCACTGGACGGCTATCGCGCACTGGGGCGCAGCGACGGCGCCCTCTGCGCTGTGGCGATCTGCGCCGCGGTCGCGCGACTCGACGGATCTTCCGATGAGGTTCAGCGAACTCATTTCGACGCGCTCGACGCTGCAGCGGCGGCCATTTTAGCGAGGGGAGCAAGCCAGCTCGAGGCGAGCGTCTATCGAACGTCGGCGCATGACGAGGTCAACCGTCGGCTTGCGCTGCTGCGCGAAGCCCTGACGATCTGAGGAGGCTAGAAAAATGGTGTCGATGAGCAACCTGCGGGTCGTTCGGGAATTGACGATCCGCGCCGCGGCGCAAGGCGTCGACGAGACGACGACGAAGCTGCGCACACTCGGGACGACCTATGATCACGTTGCCGATCAAGCCACGGCCGCGGGCGCGGCGACGGAGGCGAGCGCGCGCCGCACCCTTAGCGTCGTCACGGCCTACGACCGCCTTCAGCGCTCGCTTGATGAAACCTATCGGGCCCAGCAGCGCTACGCGCAGGTCGAGGCCACGGTAGAGCGAGCACGCGCTCAGGGCATCGGCAGCGAACAGCGCCACGTCGAAATCCTCTCGCTCGCGCAGGACCGCTACCTCGGCCTAGGCGCTGCGGCGGAGCAGGGCGGGGCCAAGGTCGCGAACAGCACGAAGCTCGCGAACCATGAAATCACGATGATGTCGGCCCAGTTCATGGACCTCGGGACGCAGATCGCGTCCGGCGGCGGCCTGTTCCTGCCAATCATCCAGCAGGGCGGGCAGCTTGCCGGCCAGCTCGGCGATCGAGGCGCGCGCGGCGCGATACGGGCGCTTGGCGAAGGCCTACTCAGCTTCGTGACGAACCCGGTGAACCTGGCCGTCGTAGGCGTCGCCGCGCTCGGCGCCGGCGTCGGCTATCTCGCGTCCAAGGTCAGCGACATCGACAGCCTCGACGAGGCCTTCAAGCATCATGAGGAGACCATCAGGGGGCTGAAGGAGGCGTATGGCGCCGCGGCGGAGGGTTTGGACGCCTACCAGAAGCTCAGCGGCTCGATCGCACGCGCGAACGCGATGACGGACATCTCCACGCTTAAGGCGGGCGTCATGTCTGAGGCGCGGAGCGCCGCGCGTACCCTTTACTCCACTCTGGAGGGCACGGACGAGCTTGGCGGGGTCGAGGACCGCTTCGCGCCCATCACAGCCTCCGTCCAGCAGTTCGCTGAGACGATCCGTCAGGGCAAGCCGGACTTCGAGGCGCTTCGGAAAACGGCGGCCGAGCTCTACCTCGCCAATCCCGGCAACAGCGCGCTCCAGGCCCTCTACCGAGACCTGATGAGCCTGACGGACGCCGGGGCGAAGGCGCAGAGCGCGCTCGACCCGCTGCTCAGAACCATCGGCAACCTGACTGACATGTCCGCGCGCGTCGCTCCGGGCCTTGACGCGCTCATGAGCAAACTGCCGGCGATCGGCGACAAGAACGCCGAGGCGACGTCGAAAGCCGCCGACGCGCTCGATAAGTACCTCGCGACGACCCGGACGATGGCCGGCACGCCGCTCGACCAAGCACTCGCCCGCGAGACCAACTCATTCAGCAACTTGCGCACACAGATCGAAGGCACTCATGGCGCGTCGGACGCTCTGGCGAAGGCTCAAGCATCTTTCGATCAGCGCGCGACGGCTATCCGGAGCCAGTATGGCTCGAATGGGCAGAAGATCAGCAGCGGCGGCAGCCCCTACGAACACACGGTCGAGCGGGCGCGCGAACGCATCTCCGACGTTCAGGCGGAGGTCGCGAGCTTCGGCATGGGCCGCGACGCCGCGGCCGGCTACCGCATGGAGATTGATCTGCTCTCCTCCGCGCAGCGGAAGGGCGTCGAGCTCACGCCGGCGCAGCGCGAGGCGCTCCACTCGTTGTCGGAGGAATACGCGGCCGCCGCGCGGACGCTCAGCATGCTCAACGTGCAGCAGGAGCTGCAATTCGACCGCGCCGACGTGTTCATGTCGGAAGTCGAGCGGCAGATCGCCCGATCACAGCGCAGCGCCGGGGTGAACGCCGACTCCGAGATGGGTCGGTACATCGATCAGACGATGAGGCTGACGGACGCGCTGCAGGGCGTCGGCGACGCGGGCCACGAGGCGTTCAGCTCGATTGCGAACGACCTGAAGAACGGTGAAGGCCTCGGAAAGTCCTTCGGCGACGCCTTGGGCAAGATGGGAGATCGGCTCTTCCAATCCGGCGTCGACGGAGTCTGGGACAATCTTTGGGGGTCGTTCGGCAACGCGACGGGTCTCGGCAAGGTGCTCGGCTTGGGCGGCAAGCGGGATGGCAGCTCGGAAGCGTCCGCCCTGTTCGTCACGGTGTCCGGCGGCGTCGGGAGCATGATCGGAGGGGCCGCGTCTGCGGCCTCCGGAGGTGGCGGCGGACTGTTCGGTGGTAGCGGAGGCCTGCTGGGCGGCGCCATCATCCCCGGCATCCTGCATGATGGCGGCCGGGTCGGCGTGGATGGTTACTCCGACCGGGTCGTTTCGCTCGACGCCTATCGCCACGCTCGCCGCTTCCACACCGGCTTCGCGTCCGACGAGTTCCCCGCGATCCTCCAGGAGGGCGAGCGTGTCCTCACCGGAAACATGGATCAGCGGACGATGCGGGCGATGACGGGGCTCACGCGCGCCGCCGGCGCTGCAGGAGCCGCATCGCCGCGGGCAGCCTCAGACGGGGCTTCGTCTTCGGGCCCGATGTCGTTCCACTACGCGCCGACCTATCAGGTCCAGGGCTACGGCAAAGACATCGACGATCTGAAGCGGCAGGTGGTGAAGAACGAAGCCGAGTTTCAGACGCGGGTCGAGGTCGCGGTCCGGAAGGGTCGCAACAGCCGGAAGATCGGCTGACCTTTCCGGCCGAGCGGCGGCGGATGAAGCGGGCGGCGTGAAGCGGAGTAGGAAGCCGAGATCTCAGATCTGTGCTCAGCCCAAATTCCCGGTTGTGTCGCGAGGCACTACGTGGCCACGATCAGGCGACGATCCGGGGGACTACCTTGCACATCAACGCACTTGTGAGCGCGCTACGCAATCGCGTGCCTTGGTCAGTAGCGCGACGCCTTCTAACCGTTAGCGGAGCGTCTGCGTCGCAGGGTTGGGAGAGAACGGAGACCCGCCTCACTGCCGACAATGTTGATCGAGATACGAAGGACGCGCTGATCGAGGCATTGAGAGAGCACATTCTCGGCGGCGAGAAGCTTGTCCGGTTTTATCGGCTTCCGCGGGCTGAAATGAACTCGATCCGGGCTGCGGTCGCGGCGCTGACCGTCGAACCCTCTGCATTAAGTCGCGCGTACCCTGGAATTCTGTCTGCGGCAGCTTTGGTAGGCGGCGGGCTGGGGCATCGGCTAGCGGCGGTCGAGCGAAGAGAGGATGGTACCGCGGTGATCTACCACTCCATCAGGATTGTGGAGGTCAGAGAGTTGATCGCCCCCGAGCGGCTTCCCCAAGCGGCTCGCGAGGCTCTGGAAGGCTTCGATGAAGTTGTCGGCTTTAAGGAGATGAAGCTTCAAGCGTACGACGTAATATGGGTGCCAAATGAAGGTAACTTCGTTGAGGTTCGCGTTGATTTTCCCAAAGGGTCGCGTAGAGATATCAGCGAAAGTGCCCATGCCCAAGTAACAAGAGCGTTCGGTGCCTCGATAGAACATAGATTTTATTACGATGCCATCAACTTGTTTCCGCTTATTAACGCTATGTATGTGTCGGAAGATGAGGGCGATGTCGTTGAACTCGCCTTTTCAACGACAACAGGATCATTGAAGCACGAGAAGATGCGGCGGTCGCGGCAATCTCTCCGCCGTGAACTGTACCATACGTCTGGGAAGGCTGGGCTTCAGACTCCTATCGAGCCTTATCTTCTTAGCCTTAGGTGGCAGCGCCGGCCCGGCAGAGATAACGCGGCGCAGCCGGAGCTCGAACTTCATAGTACTTCGTATGAGGTCGCTAGCGAGACCGCTCGTCTCTATGAAATGACCGTACGCAATTGCCTGTATTTGGATGATTATCTATTTGTACGCAATCGAGCAAAGCATCATCTCCGAGCTATCGCTCGGGCAGTAGCATGAGCGCGCAGACACTAAAACAAGAGATAGAAAAAAAGCGGGATCACATCCCGAGCCCGGATCTATGTCTTCGGATCATCGATTTCGTGGCGGCGAAGCCTTTCGCCGAACGGGAGTTTATGACTTACAGAACCTTTTATAATGCATTAAATGAGGGAAACGAGAGTACAGAAATTTTTTCTGCCGTATCATTCCTTGCCAGCTCTCGTATCGAGGCTTTGTCTCCTCTCGGTATTTTTGTGGATGAAAGTGGGGGAGAGCATGAACTATCCGCAAGAGACCTTTGGGATGTAATGCAGACCGGAAGGATCGTTCATCCGAGAACTGGTATACTAATAGAAGTTCCAAGCAAAAGCGTTCTTATATTTTTCGTTCCTTCTCAGAAGTTCGATGACAAGGAAGGTCTTTGACCCTTGTTCACGCTCGATGAGTATCTTGCCGTAGCACGCCAAAACACGCCGTTGCGCATTGCGTCAGACATGGCCTTTGCCCCTGACCACGAAACGCGCCTGAGGCTCGTTGAAGAAGCAATTGATTGGATATCTCAGGATTTCACAAAGAATAAGCACCTGAAGCAAGATTCATCCGAAGACGATTTAACTGTTCAGATTGTACTTGCTCTAAAGGCGATGAACTTCCTCGCTTACCATGACGTTCAGTATGGCGGGCACACTGATATCATAGTGGAGGGGGCGAATGAATTTCTTTGGATTGCGGAAGCAAAAATTCACAAGGATTACAACTGGCTGTTAGATGGTTTCGAGCAGCTGGATAGGAGATACTCGACAGGTCTCCCCGGGCAAAATGCTGGAGAATTGATTGTCTACGTAAAAGTGGCTGATGCAAATGCGGTGATGGAAAGGTGGTCTAAGCATCTTGCGAATAAAAGGTCAGATGTCAGCATCGTTCAATGCGGAAAAGACCCTCTGGCGCGAAGATCCGAACATATTCATGCCTCAACCGGTCTTTCATTTTACGTAAGGCACAAGCCATTCGTCTTGTACCATAAGCCTACGGTGTAGCAGGAATTCGGATCGGGCTGCGGGTGGACAGCGTGCGCAGCCGTCGGTTCGGAGAGGCGGATTAGGTTTCCAAGCTTGTAGACGAGGCACCGATCGGGGAGTGGCCGGTGCCCGCCGCCATTATCAAGCTGGCTTTCGACCTCCTCCCAGACCGCCTGCGCGCCCTACCGGGGTTTTCTTGCCGTGCGTCTATCGTCTCCACACCTGCCTGAGCTCTTGGTCGAACCATAGCTCGGCGTTGTACCCGGCCCCCATGCGCGACCGGAACTCGAGATACTGGCCGTATCCCTTCGCCCGCACCCAGGCTTCGAAGGAAGTGAAGCTCGGGTGCTCTAGCTGAGCCGGTTCGAGCTGAGCCTTCCACTCGTGACAAAGGCCGCGGATCGCCTTCTCAGCTTCGTCCTTCTTCATCGGATCGTTGCTCGATGCAATCAGGGGTTAGCTACTGCTGACGTCCCGGCTGGTCCGTATCGAGCCGACGCCGCCAAAATTTGCCCGCACGCTCATAGACCGCGTCGGGCGTGAGCCGATTGAACACTGCTAGGACGCTCTTCCCGATGCATAGATTGGAGTTCTGATCAAAGTACGCCAATCGCTCGTCTTGAAAGTTAAATAAATGGCTTGCTGCGCCTTCTTGATAGAGGAAGCCAAACTCCTCGTACTCTCCAAGCATCCAGCGTGCGGCCTCTTCCTCACTCATCTTTCTTAGGTGCCTTGTATTCCTTCAATGTCTCTTCCTTGAAGTAACCAGTTTCAAGTGATGCACCTTTAAACCACGTACAATGATATTGATCATTATTATTCTTGCCGCTAGAAACCGTCATGGACGGTCCGCCAGATTTCAATTGAACGGTGTCGCCAACTTTAAATTTGCCGGTCATTGGATAGGTCTCTCATCTGTAAGCGCGGAAGTGTCCGATATGCCGCGTCTTGCCGTGGTGCCGCCTTACTCAGTACGTCTTTAGCTACATCGCCAAGCCTTAATAGGTCAGTACGTCAGCCCTATCTCTACTTCAGAGAAGCTGCCGTCTGTTTCGACGTTCCAGCTCACCCTTTCAACGCGGAGAACAGACGTTCCGCCACGGTGGCGGAAGGCGACGAGTTCACCTTCACGCGGGACTGCCGGCCAGTCGACCTCGAGACCGTCTCGATGATCTTCGCTGAACAACCGGATCTTCATGTCGGCACTCTAGTTGTAACCGGCATAGGGTCACCCCTGCCGCATGTGCAAGCTCGCCCCCCAAAAAGGGCGGCTTGTCCACATCCGGCGAATAAGGCAGGCTGCCCGTGGGTGTGAGAACCCGGACCGAGATAGGCCGCAAAACCCTTTGGCGAGGGCTGCTCCTTTGGCGAGGAGCGGCGGCTGAATTGCATCCTGAGGATGCGACGGACGCGCTTGGCGGCGCGGCTCCGAGCCCGACCAGTATTGGCCGGGGGCGGACGTGCTGTCCAGAGGGGGCAACTCCTTAAAAGCGTTCGACACGTCTCTCGGCGTGTTCTCACCCCCCGGCTGTCGGTCCCGCCGATCGACGAACGGCTGTGAGAAGCCGTCTACCGAGAGACGACAATGCACATCGTGAACCTGCACCAGGCGCCGCCGAGCACGATCGAGGCTGCGCTGACCTATGCCGCTATGCTTCACCACACGCAGCGGCTCGACGAGCTCAACTTCGCTGTCGAGCAAGAGATCGCCCATCATCGCCTCACCCGCGCGCGGCTTGAGGACACGATCGAGCGGTTGATCGCCGCGCTCGACGCGGACGATGGGGATCCGGACCGGGAGCCGTCTCTCTGCGGCCTCGACGTCGGCATCGGTCGCGACGACGAACTAGAGCTTGCGGAGGGCGATGACGAGCCCTCGCTTGGCTGGACGCGTTCGGGAGCGCTGGGGACCGGTGACGACCGCGAGGACGTGAACGAGGACGGCGACCCGCTCGACCAGGGAGAGCACACATGGTGAGGCCGCCCGAGGTCAACATGCTCGACGTCGAGTGCGCGTTGTCGGACGTGCAGGATCTATTTCACCTGCTCGACATGGCGCGCCGAGGCCTTGAAGCCGACTACGTCGGCGACCCTGGCGCGCTCGGCGTCCTCGCTGACATCGGCCTCAAGCGCTCCCGCGAGCTTCAAGAGATGTTCTTCGGCGCGGATTACCCGCGACCAGGTGACGGGGGCGGAGCCTGATGACCTGCCCCATCGCGTCCGCGCGGTGGGGCGTGGCCTTCCAGACAGAGACTTGACCGAAAAATTTCGGTCGGTTATGTGTCTCTAAGCAACGGACACTTTCCCGACCGAAAAGGCTTTAGCATGCCGCCCGCAACCGCCGCAGATTTGGTCGAAACGATCAAGCCGCTCACTCCGCTGACCGACCGCTGGCTTAAGTCGGCCACGTTGAGCTTGTTCGAAAATGGAGTGATTGAGGCCGGCCCGGCTGGCCGCGCTGCACTGAAGCGCAACCACTGTGACGCCGCGGCGATCGCGGTCGGCTTGCTGGCTGCTCCATCGGCGATGCAGGCAGGTTCGTACGCAGACGGTATTCTCCGGTCCGGTCGTCAGCGCGGATCGATCATCGACCCTCGGGGCATCGTCCATGAGCACGAGCTCGGCCAGCTTCTGAAGGTCGCGCTCTCAAGGCCGCATTTCCGAGAGGCGTTGAGCGTGCTGATCCAAGAATGGAGGATCCTCGAAAGCGGTCTTGAGTTCTATTCCAAGCTCCCAAACCGCTGCGGGCTGGACGGCCAGTGGCGAGCGGAGCTTACCGTGACGCTCTCGGGCGCGCCTTTCTTCGGCGCTGCGATCGAACTCGACGTGCGAAAGGTTGTTCAGGTCTCCGAGGGGGAACTGGAGCCTCATGAGACGTTTCTCGCCTTGGAAGCGGACTGGCTTGGGATGGCTACGGCTAATCTCTCCGACGGAGCTTCGGCCGAGCTTCATGAGCGCTTCGCTCATCAGGCGACGCACGAATTCGATCACCGCGTAATCATCGCTCTCGGGCGTCGGCTCGGCGAGCGCGGCGTTGATTACTGAGGTCGCCATGGAAAGCCGAGGCGTGCTTCTCACGCGCAAGCAGATCGCCGCCGCCTATGGCGTCGACGTCGCCACGGTGCAGCGCTGGAAGAAGCGCGGGCTGCTCCAACCTGAACAGCCGGGCGGCAGAGGCGGCACGTGGCGCCTGCCGACGGCCGCGGTGAAGCCGAAGAAAGACGGGGAGGGCTGACTTGAGCCGGTCGCTTCGCGAGCAGTCTCTTCCCCGCTTCGCGCTCCGGCGCGAGGAAGCGGCGGCGAGCCTGAGCGTCTCGGCCGGAACCTTCGACGGCTGGGTGGAAGACGGCAGGATGCCGAAGCCCTACAAGCCGAATGGCGGCGTCGCTCTCTGGGACGTCGACGAGATCCGCGCCTGCTGGCAGGCGATGAAGGATGGCACGGTCTTGGACAATCCGCTTGATCGGCTAGTGCTCTGATGGTGCAGCTCGATCTCCGCTACCTCTCCCGAGACGTCGATCGACACGGCAACGTCCGGTTCTACGTGCGCGTGCCGGGCCGGAAGAAGGTGCGGATCCGAGCTTCGCTCAACGAAGACGGGACTGCATCCCCGGCGTTCATGGACGCCTACTGGAAAGCTGTCCGCGCCGAAGAGGAGGCGACCCGGCCAGAAGCGCGGCGAGTCGCCGAGGGCTCCTTCCAGGCGGCATTGAACCGCTACTACGCCTCTGGCAAGTTCAAGAGCTACGATCCCGACACGCAGCGCGATAAGCGCGGCGTCCTCAACCGCTATGCGGACAGCGCCGGGCCGATCGCGTTGAAGGCCTTCCGGCAGCAGGACGTCGAGCGGAGCCGCGACAAGCGACGAGACACGCCCGCGGCCGCCGACAAGCTCGTGAAGTACCTGCGGACCTTCTTCGCGTGGGCGATGAAGGAGAAGCTGATCGGCGCCAACCCCGCTGTCGGCGTCGAAAAGATCAACACGGGGTCGGAAGGCCATCATACCTGGAGCGTCGAGGAGATCCGGCGCTACGAGGAGCGACACCCTGTCGGCACCACCGCACGCCTCGCGCTGGTGCTACTCATGTGCACCGGCGGCCGCCGCGGCGACGTCTATGCGCTGGGCCGGCAGCATGAGACCGACGGCCACCTTTCGTTCTTTCAGGAGAAGAACCGGGCGCGGCAGACCGAGCCTATCGTCATCCCGATTCGGCCGGAGCTGAGGGAGGCGCTCGACGCGACCCCGACCGGCGATCTGACGTACATCATCGGCTCGCACGGACGGCCGTACACGAAGGAGAGCTTCGGCAACCGCTTCCGCGAGTGGTGCGACCAGGCCGGCCTTCCACAGTGTTCGGCGCACGGCGTCCGAAAGGCTGCGGCGACCATCCTCGCCGAGAACGGCGCCTCCGCCATGGAGCTCTGTTCGATCTTCGGCTGGAGCAAGCTGGAAACCGCCGAAATCTATGTTCGCAAGGCGCAGCGGAAGCGTCTAGCGGCCAACGCCTTCGCCCGGCTAGACGCGGCGACGTCGCCGAAGATTGTCCCACTTCGCGGCCGGAAGTCAGTCAGTGGGACAAACAGGAGAAAAAGTCTTGTTGGAACAACGCCATCAGAAGGCGGTGGTGGGCCCGGCAGGACTCGAACCTGCAACCAAGCGGTTATGAGCCGCCGGCTCTGA